GCGGGCCCGGCCACTCAGGGCGCCCAGCCCGAGCAGCGCCGCCGGCGTGGATTACCGGCGTTTCGTGAAAGCTTACATGCGGGGAGGGAAGGAAAATGTTTGATCTTGCGGACGTGCTGAAGGGCGTGCCCAATTTGGGCACATCCAAGAAACAGCTGGAGTACATAAAGCGGGAGCTGATCGACCCCGACCCGAACAATTTCTACAGCCTGACGGGCATCGAGGAGCTGGCGGCAAATATCCAGCTGTGCGGATTGCAGCAGCCTATCCTTGTGCGCCCCATCGATGGCGGGCGGTACATGGTGGTTTCCGGGCACCGGCGCCGGGCAGCGATCGAGTTGCTGGCAGAGGATGAACCGGAAAAGTGGGAGGAGATCTCCTGCCTGGTGGAGAGGGACGAGGCGTCCCCGGAGCTTCAGCAGCTGCGCCTGATCTATGCTAACGCCAACACCCGCGAGAAGTCCGGTTCCGAACTTGCCGCCGAGGCTGAGCAGGTGGAGGAACTGCTGTACAAGCTCAAGGATCAGGGCTATGATTTCCCCGGTCGGATGCGGGATCATGTTGCCGCCGCCGTGAAGGCCAGCAAGAGTAAGCTTTCCCGCCTGGCGATGATCCGGAAAAACCTGAATGTTCACTTTATGGCGCTGTGGGAGTCCGGACAGCTTCGGGACAGTGTGGCATACACGCTGGCACAGGCACCGCTGGAGACGCAGAATCTTATCTGGATCTACCAGACGGCGGGCGGAACCAAGGCGTTCCGGTGCTCGGACGGCTGGGTGCAGGGTATCATCCAGGAAATGGCCCATGCGGAAGAAATCTGCAAAAACATGTCCTGTGCGGTTACGCATAAAGACAAGTGCCAGCATTGCGGTACCCGGGTTCAGAATGCAGCGAGACTGCCGCAGTATTCCGGCCTGAGCTGCCGGGGATGCTGTTTCGACTGCTGGAATCTTAAAGACTGCCAGTTCTATTGCACCTTCGCGTCAGATACCCGGCAGGTGCTGCGAAAAAAAGCCCAGGAAAAACGCAAGCAGGAAAAGACCGAGGAACAGGCGCGGGAAGCTCCGCTGAAAGAAATCATCCGGAACAGCTACCAGCGGGTAGCTGCTCTGCGGGAGGCCAAGAGCGTGAGCATAGAGGATTATCTTCGCGCTTCCACAAATTACGTCACTTCGCGGGACGTGGAGCGGCTCCCGAAGATGGAGGCCGGCACGGTTGCCCTGAATGACCGGCTTCCCGGCGGTATCTGGGCGGAAGAGGCGCGGCGGCTCGTAGCGGTTGCTGATCTGTTGGGATGCTCCATCGACTATCTGCTGGGGCGGACGGATGAAGTGAACCCCGCGAAAAATGTGCCCAATTTGGGCACCGGATGGCGGACGGGCGAACCGGATGAACCCGGCGTCTATGCCGCGCTTGGAACCGTTCTCGGTGCCACTGATCCGCTTCTGGAACGCTGGAAATGGGATGGAACACAATGGCGTCTCTCCGGTGCTTCCGGGACTCCCGTCGCAGCCTTTGATGTTCAGGTGCATTACTGGCTTCCAATTCCGTCTAAGGCTGGAGCCTGCACCACCTGTATGAGTAATTCCGGGCAATGCGGCGCGGCGGCTTTCTGTTCGGAACCGGCGACGTGCTGCCTGCAATGCGATAAGGATGATTGTAATGGCCGCTGCGGATGGATTGAGGGGGGCAGCAATGAATAATTACATAGTCCGGGAAGCGTTCATAGACGGGGTGGCGAAAAGGTATTGCGCCCCATGCAAGGAGCACGGCTGCGACCTGGACGGAGACTGGTGCCGTGATTGCGTGATCACTTGTGTGCTGAAAATGGTGCGAGATGCTCCCGCCGCCGACGTGGAGCCGGTGCGGAACGGGCGGTGGGAAGAGTGCGACTGGGTTGACGTGGACGAGCATGGGTTCGGTACAAGAAGAACCTTTAAGGCAGGATTGCGGTGTAGCCAGTGCGCTTGTGTTTTCAAAAAGGAGCTGCTTTGGAAACGAAACTGGTGCCCCAACTGCGGCGCAAAAATGGAAGGTGGTGCAGACGGATGATGCGGTGTAGCGCTGAAGCTTATTCCGTTTGCCCGTTCGCTTCCCATTGTGCGCCCCGAGCCGAGGCCACTTTCATGGAGGGCAGCGATTGCGACGCCTTCAACCAGCGAATTGACGACGCTATTGAAAAGATCATGCGTTCAGAGGATGATTCTGATTTTACAGGAGGATGCAAGCTGTGATAGACTTTTGGATTTTCTTGGCCTACGTCATCGGTATGGCAATCTGGCTGCGGCTGGTGGTGTTCCTGAATCATAAGTCTGGCAACATTTTCGGGCTTGACGGCGTGGGCTGTGGGACCTATCTCTGTGTTGTTTTCATTGCCGTATGCTGGCCCTTTGCCGTCCCTGGTGTCTGTGCAGTTTTCGTATTACATTGGTTCTTTGGGAGCCACGGGGAGGATTCCGATGGCTGACTACCCCTACACCGTAACAAGTCCCTCCGGGGAGATCGTCTTGCAGGCGGCGGAAAGCTGCCGATATCCTCGGCTGGTTGAGCTGACATTGCTGGAGGCGGGCTACACTGTCCGCCTCCATGGAAAGAAAATCACGAAAACCGAAACGCGAAAGGAGATGCGCAAATGAAGCCTCTGAAAACCGGCGACCCCTGCCCGTGCTGCGGGATGCCTATTAAGTCTACAAGTCCGGAAATGTTTCGCCTGTTGACGAATATCCGGGACTTTGGGTTCAGCCTGCGCGACGCTGAAAGAGTGGCAGCTCTGCTGAAGCAGGAACAGGAGGCAGCGGATGGCACGATGTGATTGGGAAATCATTTTCAAAGTCGAAAAGGCGCACCGTCTGGTAATGCCGTCCTTCGCCCGCGTCCTCCAGTGGCTTGCGGGCAACGGCGCGAAATGCACCTCCATCTTCATCCGGAAACGGCAAAAGGAGGACATCGATGGCTAAAAACACAAAGGTTGTCGTGGGGCCAAACTTTCTGGCGCACTGGTATATCTACGACTTTCAAGTCTGCGAGGGACGGCCGGAGCTGCTGCGGACGATGGATTATATCAACCGGCACGGCTATGACCTGATCTCCGTCACCCAGTATCAGGAAACCTACACGGTATTCTTCCGCCGCCGTGCCTGCGGGTAGGGGGTGAGGGTATCAAGATCCTCAGCACTATGCGAGCCGGGCGGGTCGTCCGGCAGGCGCTCTACTCGCCCCGCGATCCTACCACCAACACCCGGCGGCGGGCAATCAGCATTTCCGCCGAAGACAAGAAGCAGGCAAACCTGAAAACCAGCTATGAAAAGCTTCTGATGCTGGCGTGCGCGAATTTCCTCCCGGGCGACTGGTGGGTGACGCTCACATACGATGATACGTTCCTCCCGGAGAGCCGGGAGGAATCCCGGAAGCACTGGCGCAAGTCCATGCGCTGGTATCGGAAGTACCGCAGGGACAACAAGGACGCGCTGCGCTATGTCTACTGCACCCAACTGACTACCAGCCGGGGCGGCCGACGGCTCCACCACCATATGATTCTCCGGTACGAGGACGACATGGATCAGGAGAAGCTGGAATCCCTCTGGCAGTGGGGGCATGTGCATATGCGCAAGCTCAAGGACTGGGACGAGATTCTGGACAAAGTCCACTACATGTGCCGGGAACCCCGCGAGCTTGGGGTCTACGTTCCCGGCGAACAGATGTGGACGGCAAGCCGGGGACTTGTCCGGCCGCAGATTACCTACACAACATTTGATTCCGACGCGATTGATATCAGCGTTCCGTCAGGCTGTACCGCTCTGAGCGACCCGGTGCAGCTTCCCGGATACGGCGGATATAAGACCATCATTTACATTGAAAACATGTGACGAATAGGGGGTGCTTCCTCCTATATCGGCTGGAGGGAGGTACTAACCAATGGACACACAGAAACAAACTTTTTCGCGGCTATTGCATATTTCTCCCGCGTGTGGTAAAATAACGGAAACAAGGGAGAAAGCCTTGTGCCCGATATGCCGGAGGGGCGTGGTTGCCTACCTGCTGCCGGAGACGACAGCGAAGAATCTGCCGGTAAAATGCAAGCGCTGCGGCGCTGAGCTGATCGTGAATATTTCCCGAGTGCCTGTGCCTTGAGCCTGTGCCATGTATCGCAAGAGCGATGCTTGGTGCAGGCTTTTTCTTTTGCCCCGGAGGTGGCGTATGTTCGACTACAGCCGTAAAAACAAGCGCTGGCGGAATCTGCGCAAGCTGGCGCTGCGCCGTGACCGCGGCTTCTGCCGGGAGGCTGCCCGATACGGACGGCGCGTCCCGGCCACGGTGGTGCATCACATCTGGCCGGCGGAGGATTATCCCCAGTATGCCCACTGCCTGCGGGACGCGCTCAGC